CCTGCAAACACTGCTGGAGCACCGTCCCATTTGACAGTTACATTAACTGCGGAACGAGAATTACCTGCCAACATATCACGTAGAGATCGTAGATAGTTTATAGACTGTCTTGCTCCATCGACACCTGCATTTAGCAAGTTGTCTTCGAGGTGTTCCATGTGAGTGTTTTTGTCTTCAGTCAAAAATGATGAAAGGCGTTGCATTCTATGCTCCAAATAATTTCTTTACGTCTTCGGGATTATCGAGACTGTACTTAGACTTGATATTAGTCTTCAGTCTGCCTTGACAACGATATCCAGCGCCAACAACACGATAGTCTTCGCCTTCTATTTTTCTTGCTTTACTTCCAGATGGTCCTAATCTAAATTCGATATTAACAGATCCTTTATATTCTGGAACATCTAATTTTAAGGGATTGCTTCCTAGATAAAAGAGACCTGCTTTACCGATTTGTATATAATACACATTCTTTCGGTTATATGCTTTAGCTATTGTTTTTGCTGAGTCGAAAGATTGGATTGCGTTCATCTTACCAAGATAGCCAGCTTTCTGTGCCGCTGACCACGCTTCTTTAGTGACTGAACCGAAAGGAATTGTGTATGGTGTTTTTTTGTGAAATGCTACTGGCTCTTGCTTACGAATAAAGTTGACCCATTCTTTAAGTGCTTTGTCTTGCTTTTTTGCCGCTTCTATGAAAAATGGAATGGCGTCATCGTCTACCGCATCCGGTTTGACTAAAGTGTGGGTCTTATTTAATGTATCTATTCGTATAGACGTACCGCCCATTTGAGCATTCTTGTCTAATTTGATTTCGATATTGAATTCTTTACCGTTGTATAATGCTTCAATATCACCTGCGCCTTGATTACTGTATCCTGCACCTGGTTTACTACCAACGTCTAATCCCTTCACTCCAGCAGACTTCATTGCATCGAAAACTTTCTTTTCGTATGCTAGTCCTTTTGCACCGACTGATTCGGTAATAAAACTTTTAAATCTGACTGTCATTTTTTAACCTTGAATTTAGTATCGTTTGGGTATTCACCAGCTTTAGAATTTCTTAACTCAATTACATAGTCTTCAACAGTATTACTACATAATATCGTAATCTGCTTAGACTTTGTAGATGGATATCTTATATCATCAATCTTTATATTTTGAGATAACTTATCCAGCTTATCTTTGCCTAACCAGAAGACTTTCCACCCAGTTCGCATACGCCGTACATAAAAATAGTTCATACCCCATGCCCTATTGAAAATCTTTTCGATCTCTCTTGCGTTGGCTCTAGGTACTGCGAGTTTCGGTCTAACTTTATTTATATTACCTCGTTCATCAAACCCAGCTTGGACCTTGTTTAGATCGACTCCAAATGTCTTTAGAAAGGTAGCGCCAGCTGAATTGGGCTGTAAATTACCTTCTCTATCAAACAAAGAAGCGGCACCTGAGTATGAACTGAAAGTATTACCGTTAATGTCTTTGAGTGATATGTACCATGGGTTTCCTTGATTATCAGTCAGTATGATATCGCCGATAATCGCACCAAGCTTATCTATCGGTATGCCTTCTTTCTTAGTGGCACCAGTTCTCTGCACAGCACTAACGATTTCTGCGTTAGCAAAGGGAGCATATGACTCACTCATCATATTCACGACCTCAGAAGTTTCATTGTCTGTGCGAGTTTTAAAGTAGTTGTCAAGAGTCTTAACTGTTCTTACCTCAAACTTTTCACCTGCATTCGCACCTCTTGCTATGATGATGTCAAACTTCAGACCGTTAAATGTGAAACTGTAGCTAGGAAACTTAGAACTATTTGGAGATATGGAATTGAAAGTCACACTCTCAAGACTAGTATCTTTGCGTAACTGCATCTTTAAATGATCAATTACTGCTTGGCTTGTATCGTCATTCTTATTGATAAGTTGAAGCCTAAACTCACGAACAGACTTGTCGTTTGTTCCTGGTTTACCTTTTGGATACAAAGGAGCAACCTGATAATTCTTTATCTTTACGATAGAGTTCAGGTTTTCTCCGATCTTTTCGTATACTTCCATACTCATGTGATAGTAGATTCCTCTTGTTTCTATCTACTATTTATGAGTTGTCAGTTAAGCATTCTTGCACACGTAAGAACTGAGTTTTCACCCAAACAATCAGTCCATTGGTGATAAACAACTGCTACTACTATTCCCAAAATCATGAATGTCAATGATACTTTTAGCCAGAATTCTGTATCATTCATATTAGTTTCTCCTCATTGTAGCATATTCTACGGGGTCTTGATCTCTTGTGACCGGAACGAGATTGGACTTATGCATTGTGGCGATACCGACGATGTAGTCTCCTGTGTAGACTTGTCTTTCTTTTTTTCTTCCTCCGTCTGGAATTCCATGAACTGGGCTCTTCTCCGAGACTGATTGATAATTCTGCTTATAAACTGTTGTCGTCGGTTCATATGGTACAAACTCCTTTTTCTTTGGTTTTAGTTTGCCTGATATATACAAGACGTATTCATCAAGCGTATCGAACTGACATGAATGCATGTGATTGCGTCTCATGTCTTTGTTGTATTGTCTCCACTGAACTTCGACTTTTTTCATGTCAAGTTTTTTGGGCTTACGCTTCTTTGACTTTGGAGCGTAAACACCTTTAATTATATGCATACTCATCGGTTCATCTCCTTAGAGTATACTTCTTTTACCCACTTAATGGGTATGCCAGACATTCTACTGGCATTTTTCTGAACTCTCATAGCATCGTAGCCACTGAGTCCAGATTCGAGGATTTCCGCTTCTTCTAGTGCGTACTTAACTTCCCGAATGGTTTCTTCTTTTAGTACCATAATAAACATACCTCATCTGATCTACACCCATTTGGGTGTGCTTCGGATACTCACCAGAAAATTTGACCTTAAGTAGATCGTCCTCTCTGATTAGATGTTTATGATTATGCACTATTTTGTCCCAATTGTCAAGCATTTTTTTCGACAATTTTTTGAGGTATCTTTCTGATAATATAGGATCGTTTTCAATGTTTTTTGTGTACTGAGCCATCAAGTATATAGGTACTGACGAACTGATACATCCGTCTACTAATTCCATAGCCTCAATATCTAGAAAGACTCCTTCATCTGGAGTCATGAACATTAATTTCATCCCTTTATTGTTGTAGGTGATGCTATTTATTTTTGTGAAGTTTTCACATAGTTTATAGATGAGATTATAAAATGTATAAATAACAGCATGGGTGCGTGTGAATGTGTAACAACACAAGAGGCAAGTGTGAACGTTTTTAAACAACTCACAGAAGGAATAACTGGGGTAGCATCTCGAATGCAGGTGGGGTTCCTCCCAGTCACGCAAACTATTTAGAGAAGGCAACTTTTGGTTGCCTTTTCTTTTGGGCAGATTCCTTACTAACTTTCGTCTGATAATCTTTTACGGCAGTCTTTATAGCATCTTCTGCAAGGACTGAACAGTGAATCTTTACTGGTGGGAGAGCAAGTTCTTCGGCTAGTTGTGTATTCTTAACCTGACTTGCATCCTCAAGATTCATGCCTTTGACCCACTCAGTCAGAAGACTAGAAGACGCAATAGCACTACCGCATCCATAAGTCTTAAACTTGGCATCAGTAATAATGTTGTTTTCTACCTTAATTTGAAGTCGCATAACGTCTCCACATGCAGGTGCTCCAACCATACCAGTGCCTACATTAGGATCGTTCTCGTCCATCTTGCCGACATTTCTGGGATTCTCATAATGATCTAATACTTGCTTACTGTATGCCATAAGGCACCGGCACCTCTATTAGCTACTGAGTGGATTCTTTAACGAAGAAATTTGGTATGTGACCATCGAAGCCACTACCAGAGTTTAACAGCACTTTCATTCGTTCTGCTTCTTTAGCACTAGTCGTGACGAATACGTTCAATCCAGAAGACTTCTCTAGCACGTGAAACTCTTTATTAACCTTATCTACAAGGTAGAGCATTACTTTTTATTCTCTAACTTCTTAATTCTAAGGTCTAGTTCGGGCCATACATCAAACTCATGTAGTTCTTTACATGGATGACTATTCTTCTCTAACTCTTGTATTCGTAGTTCTAATTCGTCTATCTTTTTAGACACGTTAGGATACTTAGTCTTCCAAGCAATGTTCTCTTTGTCGAGAATATCAATGCCATATCTCTCTGTTGCCCAGTCTGCAATATCGTCAAAACGATTATAACACCAGATGCCAGCCCTCGTATCTTTAAACCACTTAGTTGATGCGGCACCCAACAGCGACCCCGCAATACTGCTTACCATCCACAACCACATAAGTTTCTCCTAACTAATAAGTCTTATTACTCGATGAATTCTTCCTGATTTCATCAATGAGTTGAATTTTTTCCAATATTTTGTTATCATGTTTCCTTTATTTAAATCCACCGAAGTTTGGTTTTTTGTCTCCGGTTCTTTTTCTGTACGATATAACACTATCGTCATTACCCTCTTTTCGCTCTTCTTTCATGCGACTAGCAAAGTTACCTTTGTCTGCAACAGGAGTATCATCAACTAAGTCTTGTGCCGAATCTTCAGCATCAAACAATTTCATCTTAGATCGATCAATTCCAATTACAAAACGTTTCAGATAGTTTGTGTCGCCCCATCTGTTTTTCAATTGCTTTACCATAAGTTGACCTAGACCCTCTAACTCTTCAGTTGAGATTAAGCCAAACATAAAGTCAGCAGTAGCAGGTAGACCGAACGATTCAGAAGTATCTTCTAAGTTCAAATCTGAACTACTATAGCCAGTACGGGTTGTCTGTGTCGCACTTAAGATTGGCACATTAAACTCTACTGCTAAACCACGTAACTCTTCTGCAATTGCTTTAATCATTGTGTAAGAATTGACATTAGCACCTGCCCTCAATCTAGAACTTGTGCATATATTTAGATAATCTATATACACGATATCTGGTTGAAAGTTCTTTTTTAACTTTAATTCGTTCAAAAGATGTCTAAAATGTGCAGAGCCAGCACTTGCAGTTGGATACTCTTTGACAATCAACTTACCAGTGGTCTTACCTTTGACACGACCAACTCGCTTCATATACACATCTTTAGGTATCTCTTGCAAGGCATCAATAGTGGTATTCAGCAAGTTGGCATCAATACGTTCAGCAATCTTTTCTTCTGCCATTTCCATAGTGATGTATAGAACGTTCTTACCATTCATAAGATTTGCGGATGCACAGTGGGTCATGAACAAAGTTTTACCGACACCAGTACCAGCTAGAGCAATACTCAGAGACTTACGAGATAGACCACCTTTAGTGATCTTATTGAATAAGTCCAAATCAAACTCTACTTTGTCTTCTTTTGTGTGATAGAAGTCATATCGATCTTCGGGCTGTTCTAGAAAATCGTGACCAATGTTTTGATCAAAAGACACACCGAGTGCCTTAGTCAATAGATCAGGAATAGAACCCTTATCTAAGTTGTCGTGATTGCCATCTAACACAAGAATGGATTCACGTACAGCGTTGAAGACTGCCTTGTCTTGGCAGAACTTCTCAGTTTTATCAACGATCCATTCTAAATCAGTTTTAGGATCATATTCTAAACCTTCGATTGTTTCAACTATAGTAGTATACTGGTCGTCTGATATATTGCTTTTTTCATCGATAGCAATCTTTAAGGCGCTTTTTGTTGGTATACTATTATAGTCTGCAATGTATTGTGTTATACTTTTGAAGACCATTTTCTCAGTAAAGTCACCGAAGTAATCTTCACTGAGAAATGGTATAACTCTTCGCATGTAGTCTTCATTATGTAAGAGTCCCGCAAGAACGGTGGTTTCAATCATTCGCTACTGTCTCCTCATCAGCGATTTCAACTTGAGTGTCATCATTGATGAGACCCGCACTAGAAGCAATAGTATACACGTTTTCAATGTGTTTGGCAAGACCAGTTTTTTCAAACATCATCAGCCAGAACTCTTTATTGTCAACGATCTCTTTTGCTCTCATTAACTTCTCAGTTAAGACTTCACCAGTGTCGGGATTGAGTGCTTCGTACCATCCAACTTTAGGCTTATGCACAAAGCCAGCTTTCTCTGCCACTTCAAGTAGTCCAGACCACTTCATAATACCACCATCAAACGTAACGGTAATTGGTATCTGAGATTTCTCACGTACATGTCGAGACTTCTCAATATTAATAACAAAGTGGTAGCCCTTAATCTCTTGACCTTCTTTCTCTTGTCTACGACCGATAATCCAAATCGCATCGGCAGAATAATATGCACCAGTACCGCCGGATACGATGTCTTTAGGGAACATGCCAATCTCTTTGTACGTGTGATTGACACAGATCAAAGGAATATCTTTCAGATTAAGATGAGGTGTCACAATACGGAACAGAGATTTCATCTGCTTTGCACGTGACATATCTGCCACTGATTTACCATCCATAGCATCATCTACTTCTTTCTTAGAAGCAAGGTTGCCAATTGAATCGATAACAATACAAACATTGTCACCTTTGTTCAAGTCATTCAATTGATTAGTAATATCAAACTTCAACTGTTCAACGTCTGTGATCGGTGTATGAATAACACGATCCATATCAATACCAAACGACTGAAAGTACTCCGGAGGAGTACCAAACTCTGAATCATAAAATAGAATTACACTGTCTTTATACTTCTTCTGGTGTGCGGCTGCCATTAGCAAAGCAAACGCCGATTTAAAGTGTTTAGATGGACCCGCTAACATTAGCAAGCCTGGACTTAGTCCGCCATCTAGTCGACCAGACAATGCGACATTTACCATAGGCACAGAAGTTTGTGCCATATCTTTCTTACCAAAGACTTTTGAGTCCATGATAGGCGCAGTTGATTTGATCGTTGAGTTTTTAGCCAGTCTTTCCATTAACGATGTCATATTTTATTCTCCATTCATAATTTTATAAAGCTTATCGGCAAACGCATCGATCTTTTCATATCGATTCGGCCAATAAATATAGTCTTTCTCTGGATTCGCTTTCAAGTTATCCAGTAGCGGTATGATGTTATCATACAAGGTTTTTGCACGTGTGTCAACACTTTTAATCTTTTCTACAAGAACTTCGTGTTCCTCGTTTGCTCTTCGAACTGATTCAAGTTCGTGTTCGTCTACGGCTGTAAAGCCAAAATCAAATAAATCGTCTGTCATGAGAAAAATCCCTCCAATGAGTTTATGTGTTCAAGTTCCCAGTTGATTGCATCAGACACCATCTTCAGTGGTTCTTTGAACGTTTTGTTAAATTGAGTTTCATAGTCAACATCACTATCTAGACCAAACTCTTTAGGCAAAAACTGTGGAAAAGAGATTACGTTTTCCATCAGAGGATTAGGCATCTTCATGTAACAGAATTTTACTTTACTGCCATTCTTAACTTCTTCTACGGACAGACCATGTTTCTTGATCTGCTGATTGAAGAGAAGTGCGCCTCTGACGTGGATAGGAGTACCTTTCTTATAGATGGTATTTCTATCTTGCCACTTCTCAATATCACTGACACCACGAGGAAACGAAACGTCTTCTGGTGGCAAAGATTTGAACTCTTCATAGAAATTCTTAACGAATGCTTGAAGTTCTTTCTCATCAGAGTTAAGCATAATTCTGTATGCTTTTATAAATTTATCACGAACTACTTGTGGTGTAGAAGACTTTACTGCTTCAATGCCCATGATCTTGAGTTTGGGTTCAGCGTATTGTACTCCCTCGTTGTTAAATACGTTAAGTATATATCGTTTCTTTGCCATCCATATGCCCTTGTCGGCAATAGCTTCACGTGCCATCACCATTCGATTGTCATATGCATTCATACTTA